CATGTGGTTAATTTTTAGTCAAATATACGATTATTTTTTAACCAACAAAAAAACCCCGTTACTCTTCGGGGTTCAGTCGCTCGAAAGCTGGTAATTGACAAATGTAACGGCATAAGTCGGTTATTTTTCGTCTTTGCGTTCGATATTTGACATGGTTCTTGTCAATTTTCTTGCGCTTCATCTTATTCTGATTTGAATTCTTCATTGTAATAAACTTTAGCAATTTTCTTAAAATCAATTACATCTTGAAGAGTTGATTTAATACCAAGGTTTTGTAAAGTTGCCTTAGTAACATCTACAAATACTTTTTCAATTTGCTTTTTCTCCATATCAAATGCTTGTTGAAACAATCCCTCAAATTGTGCTTGCTGTTCATCTGTCAGTTTTAACTGAACAAACTCATAAAGAAATAGTACTGCTGTCTGCTTCATATCTGCTATCTATTAGTGCGTGTGCTATTCTTTGTACTGTTGTAGTGTTTAGTCCGCCTTCGTTGTTTAGTAACTTCTTGACTTGGCTACATTGGACCTTTGACCGTCTGCAAAAAGACCTCATAGACTCAACTTCCAAGCGTTCCTCAACGACCCCCCGAAGGAAGCCGTTAAGGTTCGTTAGTTCTGCTACTCTCAAAACGGTATACCTGTTGAATTCATAATCTTATCTGTGGTGCTTTGTGGCGAAGGTTGGAACGGCTCGCTAATCTTCAACGAAAGGAATTTACCGTTTGCTCCGTCTTTTAGCCAACCTGCAAGGTCGTATTCTTGCTCACCTACTTTAATCTTCCCTTTGTAGTCAGGGTGATTGTCCGCTTTTTTGTTGTTAGGGAAAAGTGTTCCCGTGTTTGCTTTGTGTTCGTAACTCATATTTACTTGTTTATTGGTTTATCATCTAAGTAATCGTGTGCGTATTTAATTCCTTTCATAAATGAACTTTCAGGGTCGTGTCCTTCGCATCTCAATAGGTCATAAAGAAAATGTAAGTCCGTGATTGCGTCCTCGTATTCGTTTCCTTGTGGAAGTTTGTTTAATGGTTCACAACTCATAACTGTTTGTTTTTGATTTGCTCTTTAAGTCTTTCTAAATATAGGCATAAGTCCATTGCCTCTTCTTGTGCGTGTTGTAACCAATCTAACGTCTCTAAATCGGTTCTTTCGAGGTTCGTTCCGTACTTTTCAAGTCCTCGTTCGCTGCGGTCTGCTATTTGGTTTAGGACTTGGATTACTATTCTATCTACTTTCATAATTTATTGATTAATTCGTTATAGTATTCTCTTGCGTGTAACAGCTTTTCTTTTACCTGTTCGATGTTAGCCTCATTCAACTCTATTTGGAACGCTCTGACGCGCTTATTTTCGCTAATACGGTCAAATTCGTGCTGTAGTCTTACTTCATTTTCTAATTCATCACTAACATCTATTTCTAAATTGTTCCACGAAGTACGTCTAATTTCGTCTTGTATTATTCTTTCAGGTGTGTCTACAAGGCAGTAAACTACACGTGCTTTTTTTCGTCCAGTGAGCCACATATAACCAATCATTTGCCAATAATAATTTTTATTAGGTAACTCATCTTCAAACCAAGGAAAATTTTTACCAACAAAAGGGCATTTAACATCAATTATTTCATCTTCAAGAATAAGGTCGGGTGTGCCTTTGATAAAATCATTCTCAAAATATTCCGTGTTTTTGAGGGCAAAAGGCAAATTAAGAACACGTGAAGCCATTTCGATAGCAATATCTTCTTGAAGTATTCCTTTTTCAGTATGTTTACTTGAAATCTCTTCCTTAATACCATATTTTACTTCAAGTACTAATTCTTCAATGTATGTCTTTGCGGTCTGAGATAAGACCTCACCCTTTGTACGGGGTGAAGTCATAATCTTACCTAACGAGCTGCAGCGAATTTTCATAATAACAATAGTGCTTTAGTTTGTAAATCGTTTAATTGGTAACCGCTTAGGGCTTGTTTAAAGGCTTCGGGTGTTAGTTTACCTTCGGCTATTTGAGTAAGTCCATTTTCAAAGCGTTCTTGCGTAATAGTTGGCTTTGTGTTTTTGACCGTTGCGCTAATTTCATTACCATCATCATCCACCGCCTGAAGGCTCATAAGCGATTGCAATGACGCTCTTCGGTAGTAAGTAGTAGCACCAATTAATTTTTGTGGGTCAAGTACGTCAGGAAGGCGAAGAGACGAACTAACTGAATCTCCGTTATCAATGTCAATTATCATCGTGTTTACGTAGCCGTCAATAATTGGTTGTAAAAGTAGTAATCCGTGTTCAAGTAGGATTGGTTCTACCGTCTCAAGTATTGCGTTAATGTCAGCATAGGACTTTTTGAAATGTGGGTTGTTCGCGTTTTTCACTACCTTACCGATTTTCTGTTTTGCAGCGTGTAGCTTTGGGTAAAGACCCGCTACTTTTACCACTTCTTCGATTGTTTGTTCTGTTTTTTTCATGGTGTTTTGTTTTTATGTTTAGGCAAATATACGCTTTATTTTTAATACACAATACATTAGAGTAAATTTTTATTTATTAGGTCGTTCAATGGTAGCAAAATGCCCTTACTCGTGTTCATGTCACCGCCTAAAATGTCCCGGTTCGTGTTTAGGTATTCCCTACACAATGACTTTAACGCTTCTGTTTTGATAAATACACAATGATTGTCGCTTAACCAATAGCACCAAAACTGCGCTTCACTTGTAGCAATTCCACTTGGTTTATTTCGTGATTCGTACTCAATGAATATATTACCAGTTTCTAAACATCGAAAGTCCCGTTTAATTTCTATTTTGCTACCCAATAACTTCGCAAACTCTTGCTCATAAACTTGACCTACTTGTAAATCGTAGCGGAAGTCGTTGTTAAATTCCATCTTTTATCTTCTTTTTGTAGGTTGCAATTAATTCTTTCAGTTCGTCTTTTGTCCAGTTCTTCGTGTCGTGCGCCTTTGCTTCAAGTTGGTCATACTTTTGTAGTCCTATTTTGGCTATTAGTCCTTTTTGGTAGGCTATTAAATTACCGTGTTTATGCTGATTACAAGCTACGCACTGCGCATGTATATTATCAATGTCAAAACGCACATTTCCGTGACCGCCTGCGCTCCAATAGTGCCCTGCGTCGTATTTGCTTCCGAGTGTTTGACCACACGAAATACAACCTTTGTCTGCGTCTCGCATTCTTATATATTTGTTTACGACTTGTTGAGCCAATTTAAGATAGTCTGACGTAGTGAGTAGGTCTTCTTTCGCCTTTTTGACATTGTCCTTTTTAATCTTTGCGAGGTTCTTTAACGCTTGTTCCGTCTTTGCGCATACATAACAGTGCTTTTCAGTTGTTCGGTATGGTGTAAAGATTTCACCACATTTTTTACATGACTTCATATAAACTTTTTTAGTTCCGTGTTTTCAGTCTTCAATCTCAAATTCTCCTCATGCAGCGCATAAACCTTTTTTATCACTTGCTTGTGGTCTTCGCATACTCGGTAGAAGGTGAGCATAGCTTCTTTCAGTTCGATTGACCGTGTTTCCATCGGGTTAATTAAGTCTACCCGGTGCGAGTGCTTCGCCTTCAAGTCCTCAATGCTCATTGATAACGCTTGGTCGAGGGTGCGTAGGTTAATTTGTGCGGTTAAAATATCAAGTTCTTTCATTTAGAAGGGTAAATCGTTAATGTATGGGTTCGTTGGTGGTATAATCAAATTCAATTCAGGAACTAATTTACTGCTTATCGTTTGACCTTTTGGTGAAGCGTAACGCTTTTTCATGTCGCTTGGATTAACTGCGTCAAGTTCATAGTAAGTAAGTGAATTTAAGTCGAAAAAAAGTTCTATTTCACCAATCGAACCTACCGAACGGGGCTTAATCTTATTGAAAATAATTGTAGCCTTGTTATCCATTACATCGTGACGGTGTACGGTTATCATACATTTACCGCTGTTAAACCACTCAGAACCACCTTTGAGGTCATAAGGTCCTGGAGGGTTGCGTTTTCCGTTTTCCTTTTCGGTAAGTTTCGGGTGTATAATCGTATGGAGGTGCAAATTGTTTTCTTCGGCAATGTGATTTCGGTACGGAAGGACGTATTCTAAATAAGTCGCATAACCTCCAAACTCATCGTAAGGGTGGTTCATATCCTTCCAGCTATCTATACTTGCAGTTTCAAGTCCTACCGTCTTTTTGAGTTCAACTCCAAAGTCCCAAAATGCCATCGGTGTCATTTTTGCTTTTACGTCCGTTTTTGTTAGTACGTTGAAGTGAAATAATACCCATTCAAGGTTACGTTCGATTTCTGCGTCTGTAATCGTGTTTGGCTTGTTCGGGTCAAATGACTTGCTCGTCTTTTTATGCAATAGGTCGGCAATGATTTCTACATTATTTCCTACATCGGGAAAGTATAGTAAATGTTTCCAAGAATAAAATATCGAAGAGTTTACCAAAACCTCCATTAACACTTGCGTTTTACCGCTCATTGGGAAACCCGTCCAGTCGGTACAGTTACCCAACTGCATCGAATAGTGTTTATCTAAACCTTCAAACCCTAAATACTTACCTTTTTCGTGGTATTTATCTCGGTAGGTTTTAAGTTGGTTAAATACGTCTTCGGGTTGCGTTATTTTAAATCCTTCTATTGCCATGCTGCTTTGAATTTGTCTTGTTGTTTAATTTGTCCGAAGGTACTATTATCTTTTTGCCGTCTTTTAATCCAAGACCTAACTGTTAAATTAGCACTATTGTACTTCTTTTTAAGTTCCTTCGTGTTTTCCATAGCCATAAACACTTCAACTAAGTCGTGTTTGTCAAATTCAACTAACAGCCGTTCAGCGTCCAAGTTGTTTATTGGTGAGGTCAAACCTTGCACTTGTTTACAATTAGTATTTAAATAAATTACAAGTGGGTGTAGTTGTTCTTTGTTTATTGTTTCTTGTTTATTTATACTAACAGTGCTTTGACTGTGCTTTGTACTATGCTTTTGCAGTGCTTTGTCTAGTGCTTTGGTAGGTGCGTTTGTATTTTTTACAATAGCAATTATGTTTGATGAGTATTGATTTTTGCTAATTTCTACCATTTCAATAAATCCAAACTCAACTAATTCATGCAGACCTGCCGAGTACGTCCGCCAATTTTTAACACCTATTGCCTCCATAACCATTTGCGAAGGAAGACCAAATTTATCCTTCCATCCTAAACGGTTGCAGTGTTCAATAGCAAAGTAGAAAATTGCATAGTGAATTGGCTTTACTTTATCGGGGTTTTCAAATGCCCAGTTGCAAAAGTTTCTGCTTAAATCGTACCCGTTCATAAAAATTCTGTTAAATACTCAACTAATGCTTTTACATCTTGTGTATTTAAACCTACACCCATACAATTTTCACCATTTCTAATTTCAAATAAAACAGTGTGTCCATCACTTACAAATAACACATCACCAATTTCAGGAGACAATTTACAAGTGAATTCTAAATAATCATTTTGTTCAATCATTTTTTTAATTATTAGTGCATAAAAAAGCCCCATTAACTTTCACGGCTTCCACGTCGCTACTGATTAATAGGGCTAAATAACACCTTAAAGTTCTATAATGTGGAAGCGAACTCGTCTGTAAATATAAGTATTTATTTAAATAGTTGGTTTAAATTTTGAATATTTAATTCTTAACAGCTTTTCTATTTGCCTACTTGCTATTATTACATTCGTGTTTGGGTCATTACTTGCGTGCTGTGCTATTTCTACGCAGTCAATTACGTCTTGTAATTTTTCCCGTATCATTGGGTGAAACCCATCCAAAGCATATACAACCATTTCTTGACTATAAACTACCGTTGCATGGTCTTTACAAAACATTTTACCAGCTTCAACTGTTGAACTCCCACAAAGACAAGCCCAAGTCATGCCTAATTGACGCCATTGCATGATGTCACGGCTTCGGTTAGGTATCTTCATTTCGTCAAGTGTGTATGGACATACTAAGAAGAATTCATGCATTGTATAGAAGTTTCTTTTAGGTAGTTTTGATTTGATGTATTTTAGTTTTCGTCCGTATTCTGAGCTGATTTTATCCATTGTCTGAATGCTATTTGTATATTTATTTGCTGTTCGCTTGTTTCCGGGCTTGCGTTCTTCATTATTCTTTCATCTAGTTTTCGTATTTGTCCGATGAGGTTTTGAGTTGCTATCTTCATGTCGGTTCTAAACGCTTTATCTTCGTTCAGGTCTTCGAGAAAGTCTGCGAGTACCGGGAGGATTGAAGTCGCTGCTATTAGTTTAATGTCGTTGGTCATAGTTTTTCTATTTCGTGTTTTACGTCGTTCCAATATTTTAACGTTTCGGGCATATACTTCGCAGTTAATAAGCAATGTTCAACTGTAATTAAAGCACATTTTCTTGCTGCGTGTTCTTTAAAAGAAAATATCATATCTCCTATTACTATTCTTTCTAACAATTCACTTTCTTTTGTTTCAAATTTAAACTGTTCTACTAAATCTAACGCTCTTTCTTGTGGTGTCATATCATTTCAACTTTTAAGATTATACCTTCCCAAAGGTCGGCTTTTTTGATTGCGTCTTCTTTGCTGTTGGCTGTGACTATCTTGTACATCTCGGTCCAAGCCTTGTGGGCGTAGCCTTTGTAAATTACTTTAAATCGTTTCATCGTTCGTGTTTTTAATTATTTCTCTTTTTGCTTGATAAATCCATTCTAAAACCTTTCTTACTTCTGCCGATTTTGCAGTTCTAACAAATTCTTTAATGTGTACTTTTCCGTCATTTAAATGGTTCAATCGTTTTTGTAGTTTAATGATTAAATCATCTATTATTTCTGTCTGTTTCATTGTTCGTGTTTTTAATTGCTTCTTTTGATTCGTTTAATAGTTCAAGTGTTTTTTCAAACCCAATTATTTCTGCAACTTTTCCAATGAATATTTGATTGATTACAAGTGTATCTGTTTCAAGTTTTATTGCGTGATGAATTTCTCTAATTTTCAAAAATTTTAGGTCGCCTAGTTCATTTGCTAACCATTCAACTGGTGTTAAACTTTTCATGCGTTTGCTTTTTTAATTTCACTGATTCTGTTAACTAGTTCTGCGTTGTAGTTGGTCCACCATTTCTTGCGGTCTGCGTGGGTGATGGCTAACTGGCGTTTAATTGTTTCCTCAAACGTCTTTAGGTCTTCTTTAATCTTCGATTTCATTTTCAAAAGGGTCTATAAATTTAACTTCTATTCCTGAGCCTTCGCAGTCGTGGCATTCGTCTTTAACTGTGAATCCAAAAGGTCCGTATTCGCTGATGTATTCACCTACTCCAGTACCTTTGCAGTACTCACAAGCTACTTCTATTTTCTCGTACATCTTAAATATCGGTTACGTTAATATCTGCTATTTCAATCATTGTTTCTTCGACTATATTACGAGCCGTAAAGTATGCCGTACTTTCTTCGTCCGTTTTTGCGAACTTTTGATTGTGGTATAGTTGGCGCATTATTTCTTTGTAGCCTTCAATAAGTGCTTCAATCTTGTCATTCTTCTGCTCAATAATTACTTGCTGTTTTCTTTCGTAAGCTGTCATGGTTTAAAGTATTAAAGTGAATAAAAATAAAATACAATAGATAAAATAAATAGCCCTGCAAATATTCCGAACAAAGAGTTACGCTCTTCTGTATTGCGTGGCGTGAAATAGGTGATTAAATTTTTCATGTTGTTAAGTTTAAAATGTGCGTTACGGATGCGCACCCCCCGTTGGTTTTTATTTTAATGACTCTGCAAACTTTTTGATTTCTTCGTAGTTCCAACCTGCAGCTTCTATTTCTTGTTTTTCAGTTGCGAAGTCAAACATTGTATTAAATTCTGCGCTGTCTAAAATTGTGTTAAGTTCTGTATTCATGTCGTTTTGTTTTTTTCTTGTGCCTTATTGACCTTACAAATATACTGCATTATTTTTAATACGCAATACTTTTGCACACTTTTTTAACAAAAAAAATTAAAGTCTATTTTTAAAGTCAATGATAGTGCGGGTTTCAGGGCAAAATAAAAATTCGTGGAATAGGTGTTTTGTCACAAAATTAGACTAAATATGTGACGAAATTGTAATACTTGGGGGGTAACTTGGGGGGTGACTTGGGGTTTTGTAAAGGTATAGCCTTACAATAAATACATTTTGTCAAGAATAACCTTACAAAAAAACAGGGCTAACCCGAAAGAAAGCCCCGCTTAAACCTAACATGAAAAAGAAGTAGGTACGAAGATACTAAATATTATTTATCATTTTATATTGAAGCCAATCAATGTAAACTTTATTGTTTACTGAGTAAGCTGAACGGCATCCGTCTTTACATTGTAACGAGTGCATGATTGTCCCCGCCGAAGTTGTATAGGTTTTACTTAGTCGTATGTTAGGCGTTCCGCAGTTAGGGCATTCCCACCGTTCACCACCTCGCAACGTAGAATAGTTTACTTTGTGTTTAGAGTATGGGCGTAATTTATCAAATACTTTTTCAAGAATCACTACGTCATTTTTGCAATACTCAACCATGTGGTTTAAAGCATCAGGGTCTTTGTCAAAAATTATCTTTTTCCAAGTGTCAAAACCCCCCGTATCTACTTTGCCACCAACCCCTAAATATTTACCTATGTAATCAAGTCTATTTGAGTTAAAGTAAAAGCCACTTTTAGCGTATTTAAGAGTATCTATTGTTCTGTATGTAGGGAACATTTCAATGTCATGAAATATACAGCGTGTACGAAGCCATTTAATATCGAAGCGGTCCCCGTTATGTCCGATTATTTCGTCTGCTTTGTTGAGTTCCTGAATAAACTTTTTTAGTAGGGTCTTATCGTCTTGTTTTTTGTCCCACGTCAAAGCGTGAACCTCATCTTCGCCTTCCCACTTCCAACATACGCAAATAATAGCACGTTCTTTTACTATATTATCATGGCTTATATTAAGGTTGTAACCGATTCGCCAGCTTGTGACTATATTCGGGCTTGTTTCAATGTCGAAAAATAGTCTTTTGCGTGTCATGGTCTGAATGTTTTGTTGTAGTCGGATAACCTATTTAACCAACCTTTACGAAATTTAGCGTTTTTCATTCCGGGCTTTGAGATTGCAACAAAGAAAGCCTCACGGAGCCGTATTAATTCATCAAATAAAATAGTATCATCTAACTCATTAGCAGCCTTAATTGTCATGGGTCCTATTTTCCCATCAATGGAAACGTGTTTACCTAAATTATTTAAGGCTTGTTGTAATGTAATTATAGCCCTATGCTGACCTGACCCCCAAGCCATTCCCGCAACGATAACACCAACGGAAAAACATTTAAATTCGTCGGCTTTACATTGGTCCCAATATCCTTTCTTAAAGATTTTAAACCAATCCTCTGAGTTCATATTTAAAAATCGTTGGTCATTTGTAGTGCCAAAAGTACCCGACCAAGTACTGTAACAAATACCCATATTTGTGTGATACATTTTACCTTTAAATAATGTAGGGCAATACATCGAAGAACAGGAATCAGACGGGTCACCTGAAAGACCGCCTTCCCATTTCTTAATAAATTTAATGTAGGTTTCAATATTCATAAGGTTTTTTTGGCTAAAATACAATTTTTCGCAACAAAATAAACATCAAGATTATGAATAGAATAAACGATGAAATGAGTAAATAGTTCTTTATTTGGTTTAGTGGTGACTTTCTTTGTACTATGCGTTCACGTTTAACGTCATTTTTAGCCGTTTTAAGCGCATATCTTAGGCTATCTTTATACGTTTGTCTAATCGTACTCAAAGAGTCGTTAAAACGCTTGTAATCGAATCTAATTTCGTAGCGTGTTTTTGGTATATAGGAAGTCTTGTACTTTATAATAGTATCTTTTGACGTTATTATTTTTTCCCAATATGTCGTGTCGTGTTTAACTACTAAGAAACTATCCACTTTCACTACTCGAATAGTGTCCGTAATAGTATCACATCGGTAACCCTTTTTAAACGCTTTGTTGAGGTGGTAATTGACCGAGCAACTGCATACTAATAAGAGAATAATTAAATACTTCATTAAAATGAATCTTTGATTGCTTTAACCTTTTTTATAAAAGACTTGAAACGGGCAATAAAACCTTTATCATCTCCGTATTTTAAACGTATTTTTTCGTCAATGCTTACAACCTCGATACTGGCAAGGAATAAACCGACTAATTTAGTTAAAGTATAATCCACCGAAAAGACGGTTTTAACCATCTCATTAACCATTGCGTAATCTATAAGGAAAAAAAGAATCACCGCACTTTGGTATGTAATCATTTTACCTACTAAGCCCTGTCTAAGTCGGCGACTTGAAAACTTTTCAGGGGTCAAACGGACAGCTACAAAAGTGTCCACAAATATTGCCAACCCTATTACTAATAAGATGACCTGAATAGGTGCAAAAAACGAATAGACGGCGACTAATCCAGTGATTAAATATTTCACATCTGAATAGTTACGTCGTACCCCATTTGTTCAAAAGCAGCTTGTGCGTATGTGTGCGCAGTATCTAAACCTTGAATTTCACCTGCTTGTAGTTCTACGGTTAAATTCCCTTGTGGAACGTCCGTAAATATTTGACCGCTTCCCGCTTCAAATGCTGACTTACTTGCATATGTACCGATGGCAATTTCTAAAGTAGTTCCGTTTGCTCTGGCTGCAAATTCCAATCTTCCGTACACTAATGGCAAAGCGATATCAGTACCTGTAATAGTAATTGTTTTTTCTTTTGTTGAATTGATTAAAAGTCCCATGATTTTTTATTTGTAAAGTTATGAAATTATGCTGGAGCTACAACAGTAATTGTCCCAGAGCTGCCTCTAAATTTTAATGCTCCACCTTCAACATACAGCTGTCCAGCTGTTGCAATTGTAGTTGTTGGAGCTGTTCCATTGTATAGTACAATTTTTTGCGTACCTGTGCCTTGAGTTGTACCACCTAATACAATATTTCTGCCGTAATAATTCGTATATACAGAATTATTTCCAGCTGTATCTGCTCCTGTTTGAGCGAATCCAGAGTCATTTGTACCTTGAGAAATAGCTGTCCAGGCTGCAATTGTTTGCTGATAATTTCTTAATGATGGAGGAGTACCTAATCCAAGGGCTAGGCTGTGTGTACCGCCAGAAACTGCCAATAAATTAAATCCTAATTTAACATTACAAAATCTATCGACATCAAAATTATATGAAGCATTATCAAAATAAGCAAATGCTGTGCTTGTCGCTAGTCCATTTCTAATGTGTAATAAATGACTTTGACCTGATGGAGTTATTGAATTGCCAATGAATACCTCTCCAGTTCCTACAGCTGTCAATAAATTAGTATTGTCCACACTATTCCTCACTCTAAATGCTAAATCTGTGCTCAATGCACCTGGTGCAAGAATGTCCACTCTTGCTGTCGGAGTGAGTTGCCCGAATCCAGAATTACCTCTTTGAGTTATAATCGCATAATTGGATGTACCATTTACAGCATCAAAATACC